CGACACCGCCACGATATCGGCTCGAATCGCCCAGCTGCCTCTGTTACCGATGGACAGCCTCTGGGCGCTGTGGGATGAGCATTTTGACCAGCGGCCGAACCATCATCATCGTACCTGGCTGGAGAGTCGCTTGGCATACAAACTCCAGGAACGTGCCTACGGAGGCCTCAAGGTTTCGGTACGACGCAAACTTGAGAGCATCGGCGAAACTGGCGTGCTGCCCAAGAGTCTGCAACGCGATGCCGATCGGCTACTGCCCGGCACCATATTGACGCGAACCTACGATGACATCGACCACCATGTGTTGGTGCGAGGCGTGCGCGATTTCGAATATCGGGGACAGCGATTCACCAGCTTGAGCGCCATTGCTCGGGTGATCACGGGCAGTCCATGGTCGGGCCCCCTGTTCTTCGGAATCAAGTCACGTAACAAGAAGGAGGTCGTATGAGAACGATGCGCACCATGTCCGCGCCTTCGCAGCCGATCGTCCCGAAAAAGCGATGCGCCATCTATACGCGCAAATCCACTGACGAAGGTCTGGACCAGGAGTACAACAGTCTCGAAGCGCAACGTGACGCCGGCCTTGCATTCGTCGCCAGTCAGCGTCACGAAGGTTGGGTTGCCGTGGACGATGGCTACGACGACGGCGGTTACTCGGGAGGGAACTTGGATCGCCCTGGTCTCAAGCGCCTCATGGCGGATATCGAGGCCGGCAGAGTCGATATCGTCGTGGTCTACAAAATCGATCGTCTGACCCGCAGCCTGTCAGATTTTGCCAAGCTGGTGGAGGTGTTCGATCGCAACGGCGTGTCCTTCGTTTCGGTCACCCAGCAGTTCAACACAACCACGTCCATGGGGCGGCTGACGCTGAACATCTTGCTGTCATTTGCTCAGTTTGAGCGGGAGGTAACCGGCGAGCGTATTCGCGACAAGATTGCAGCCAGCAAAGCCAAGGGGATGTGGATGGGCGGCATGCCCCCCTTGGGCTACGACGTCGTGGAGCGAAAGCTGGTGGTCAATGCCTCCGAAGCGAATTTGGTGCGTGACATCTTCCTCCGCTATGCCGAGCATGGATCGGCGGCACAACTGGTTCGTGAACTGGCCATCGAAGGTCACACCACCAAGTCGTGGGTTACCCAGGGCGGACAGCATCGGCCGGGGCGCCCCATCGATCAGCAATATCTGTTCGCAATGCTGCGTAACCGTATCTACCTTGGCGAGATGGTCCACAAGGGACAGAGTTTTCCGGGGCAGCACGAGGCCATCACTCCACAGGAGCTCTGGAATGCAGCGCATGCCTTCATCGAACGGCGAAAGCAGGGGCCGCGCGAGCATCGCACCGAGCATCCGGCACTACTGGCAGGTCTGCTGTTTGCGCCTGATGGGCAGCGCATGATTCATCACTTCACGAAGAAGAAAAACGGCCGACTCTATCGTTACTACGTGCCCTACCTGCACAAGCGGCGTAATGCCGGGGCCACATTGCAGCCCGGCACGGAAGATATCGGGGCCTTACCAGCCGCCGAGATCGAAGCTGCCGTCCTCGAACAGATCCACCTGGCGCTCCGCTCGCCGGAGATGCTCGTCGCCACCTGGCGTGCCTGTCAGCGGCATCCTGCCGGCGCAGATCTCGACGAGGCGCATGTGGTGATCGCGATGCAACGAATCGGCGCGGTGTGGGAACAGCTCTTTCCGCTTGAGCAGCAACGTATCACGCAACTGTTGATCGAGCGCATCCAAGTGCACGGGCAAGGACTGGACATCCTTTGGCGCGAGGACGGGTGGATTGGGCTGGGGACTGACATTGCGCAGCACCCTCTGGTCGAGGAGATGAAGGAATCCAGGGAGGAGGCATTCGCATGAGAACGACCATCAAACCTGCCATGAAAGCGGACAATCCCCGTCTGCGTAGCGTCCGTATCGATCTTGGTGGCGATGCTCGCGACTACACCACCGGTTATCAGCGCGTGACGCTGGTGCCGCTGACCATCCGGCGTAAGCAGAACCGGAAAGTGATGATTCCGCCTCCTGGCGACGTATCAGGCCAGGGCAACGGAGGGCACGATCTGCCAATGATCAAGATGTTGGGCAAGGCTTTCTATTGGCAGCGTCTGCTTGATGAGGGGCGCTATCCAACGGCGAACGATTTGGCACGGTCATTGAAGCTTGAGCCCGGGTGGGTGGCAGAAGTCTTGCGCCTGACCACGTTGGCGCCGGACATCATCGAGTCGGTACTCGAGGGACGCCAGCCCCGTGATCTGAATCTCCATACGTTACGCGGCCGCCGCGACCAACTGCCGCGTGACTGGCAAGAGCAGCGCAAAGCGCTTGGGTTCGCGATCTGATCCGCTGACCTGGTAATCATGACCATGACGGCGAGCCCTGTGCTCGCCGTTTTTGCGGCTACGGCCCGGCATTGGCGAACCAGAAGTTCCGTCGTGGTTCGCCATTCGGTCCCTCTTATGTTCGCCACCCGACGACTGAAATGAGGCCTGCAATTCCTCAACAACGTCATAGGAGGCTTACATGCCGACACCAGTCAGTAACACCCCTCAATCGCCCCACCCGGCGATCAACAGCCTGGCTCCGGGCGACCGGCGGGTCTTGAACGAGAACGAGCTTGCACAGCGCTGGGGCGTCAGTCCCAAGACCCTGCAGCGTTGGCGCAGCGAGGGTCGGGGGCCACGCTATCTCAAGCTCTCGAAGCGAGTCAGCTATCCCCTCGAGGCCGTCATCGACTTCGAATATAGCGCGCTGCACGACTCCACGTCTGAACGCGTGGCCCGGTGAAGGAGACAGCGATGAACGATCTCATCATCTTTCCCGATCAGCTCACCGCAATGTCGGTGTCGCAATTGCAGGCGCTGCCGCCGGCACACCTCGTCGAAGTCCAGCGCAACCTCGGGCAATTGGCGGACTGGCTCAAGAAGGAGCAGGCCAAGGTGCATGCCGCCATGCAGCAGCGATTCGACGAACTCGAACGCGCCGCTCGTGCGGAGGCCGGCAAAGACTTCGGCACGGTTCGCTTCAACGATGGCCCCCTCTGCGTGTCGGTCGACAAACCGAAACGCGTCAGCTGGGACCAGAAGCAACTGGCTGAAATCGCCAGGCGTATTGCCGCCTCGGGTGATCGCGTCGAGGACTACCTCGACATCGAGTTCAGCGTCCCCGAGTCCCGCTTCAACAACTGGCCGACGTCATGGCGTGAGCAGTTCGAGGCCGCCCGCACCGTCAAACCCGGCAAGGCCATCTACGCCCTTGACCTAGCTTCTGAGGAGTAACGCATGAATACCATCAATACCGCCGCACTGCGCAAACGCGTCAGTTCACTCTTCGCCGAAAACCTGCCGGAGCAGATCCGCTACCGGGATCGGGACGGGCACGAAGTGGTCATCCCGACTCACACCGCGACCCTCGACGAACTGGCCTTCGCTATCCAGTTTGCCGCTGACGAGCAGTCCCTTGCCAGCCGTCGTCGCTGCGCACTGGATGATCTCTATATCAATGCCCGAAAAGTCGGCGCGATCGGTTCGGATCGTTTGTCGGCCATCGACTGGAAGGAGTGATCATGAACATGCTTACTCCGTTTCAATTCGAGTCGCATTCCCTCCGGGTGCAGATCGATGATGCTGGCCAGCCATGGTTTAACGTTATCGACGTCTGCGACGCACTGGAGATGGGCAACCCGTCTCAGGCGCTCAAGTCCCACGTTGATGCCGATGACCTCCAGAAAATGGAGGCCATCGATGCACTCGGTCGCTCCCAGCGTGCCAACCACGTCAATGAGTCGGGCCTATACGCGCTGATCTTCGGCAGCACTAAGGAGGCCGCAAAGCGGTTCAAGCGCTGGGTAACCAGTGAGGTGTTGCCGACTATTCGCAAGACCGGGAGCTACGCGGTTCCGACCTTGGCCGCTTTGCCCGCGCCGACGCAGGATCGTGTCACGGCCTTGTTGTTGATCGGTGAAGCCGTCGCCAAGGTGCCGGGGGTTAAGGCCGGGATTGCCATGGCAGTGACGCTGACCTGCATCCAGGAGAACACCGGCCTGACTGTCGAGACGATGCGCCGCGCATTGCTAGTGGCCAACGAGCCAATCTGCTCGCTCAATGCGACCCAGCTCGGCAAGCTCATCGGCATCTCCGCCAAGGCAACCAACCAGCGCCTGGCCAACTACGGTCTTCAGTTCCGCAATGATCGTGATGAGTGGGAACTGACCGAGGCGGGTGAATCCTGGGCCGAAGCCATGCCGTACTCGCGTAATGGCCACAGTGGCTACCAGATTCTCTGGAATCCGGCGGTTGCTGAGCAGTTGAAGGAGGTGGCGTGATGGCTCTTCCCATCATTACCGCTGACCAGCGACTGCGCGAGAAGAAGGGCGTCAAGCTGGTGCTGCTCGGCAAGAGCGGCATCGGCAAGACCACCCAACTCAAGACGCTTCCCGAAGACACCACCTTGTTCGTCGACCTGGAAGCCGGAGATCTTGCGGTCAAGGACTGGCGAGGGGACTGTGTGCGGCCGACGACCTGGCCGGAATTCCGCGATCTGGTGGTGTTTCTGGCAGGGCCGAATCCGGCATTGCCTGCCGAGTCTCCGTACTCGGATGCGCACTATCAGCATGTCTGTGAGCGCTATGGCGATCCGGAACAGTTGGCGAAATACGACTGCTATTTCGTCGACAGCATCACGGTGCTGGCCCGCCTGGCCCTGATCTGGGCCAAGACGCAGCCGCAAGCGATGTCCGAGCGCACCGGCAAACCCGACACGCGCGGCGCCTATGGTTTGCTCGGTACCGAGATGCTCGGTGCGCTGATGCATCTCCAGCACGCCCGGGGCAAACATGTGGTGTTCGTGTCCATCCTCGATGAACGTCTTGATGATTTCAATCGCAAGGTGTTCGTCCCGCAGATCGAGGGCGCAAAAACCTCTGCCGAACTCCCCGGCATCGTGGATGAAGTCGTGACCCTGGCAGAAATTAAGGCCGAGGATGGCTCTGCTTACCGCGCCTTTGTCACCCACACCCTGAATCCCTACGGCTATCCCGCCAAGGATCGCTCCGGCCAGCTCGACGTGCTGGAGCCCCCCGACTTGCGCGCGCTCATCGAGAAGTGCGCCACCGCAACCCAATCCCAATTCATCAAGGAGTAATCATGTCCGCCTGGAACGATTTCAACGACGCCGAACAACAACAATCCTTCGACCTCATTCCCAAGGGTACGGTCGCCCGTGTGCGCATGACCATCAAGCCGGGTGGCTACGATGATGCTGCGCAGGGCTGGACAGGTGGGTACGCGACGCAGAGCTTCGACACCGGCAGCATCTACCTGGCCTGCGAATTCGTGATCCTGGAGGGCGAATTCGCCCGACGCAAGATGTGGTCGAACATTGGCCTGCACAGTGCGAAGGGTCC